TGTCCTGCATGTAGTAAATCAAATGTACTACAAGTAAATCCTACTTTCATTTCATTTGTCCTGCTAACTGTTTTAACATTTCAATAAGTTCTTCAATAGTATTTAGATCATCGGCATTATCAGTGTCGATTTCTACTTCTACTTTTATTTTCATCTTAGTCTCCGAAGTCAAACAAACTACTAAAGGTATTGTGTCGTTTTGTATCTTCTAACGGATAGTTCAACACACCAATTAAGTTGTCTAACTTATTATCAATAATTGTTTCTGCCATTGCTGAATCATCAAACGGAAGTTCTTTGAACCAGTCAGGCATACGCAATTCGTCTGTTGGATACGCAACACTTGTGTATCCTAGTGGGTTCTGCTTGAGCTTACAAACGATAACTTTCATACCGTCTACAATCTCTTGCGAATATTTGTCACCGTTCATGCGCTTTAGTGTATTCCAATTAATACTTGCTCGCACGTGACCAGGCATGTTTGCTTTACCTTGCTTTTGCTCTAGTCGTTGATAGTGTCCGATCTTGTTTGCACGTTTAGGCGAACCCTTCTCCCAACCTGGTCGCTCGTTAAACTCAATACGGAATTGTGTAATACGCTCAAGAATATCCTCTTGCGGCTTGTCTGTAAGTACCATAAGCAATAGCTCGCTTAAGAATTCTTGCATAAACACAGGAGTATCTGAACGGCGCAAGTCTAAGCCCATAGCCTTAACTTTACCTGGCTTACCATCTACATCTGAGCGAAAGCCTTCTGTGTCATACACTAATGCCGCATAACGTTTCTTAGTAATAAATAGTCCGCTTTCTGCAACAATCTCTCGACCAGCCGCAATAACTGCACTGCGACTTTTTGGACAATGGAATGCTTTTGCCATCATATCTGGAAAAGTTGCGTTAGCTGCTTCTGATACTTGATCATACAGCGTAATAACATTCTCTTTAGTCCAAGGAATATTACCTGCTTTAATTTCATGCTTTAGCGTAGGCCAAGCACTAAAGTATACAGAGTCAGTATCACCGTAAATAACTGCTTCACCTACGTGATCGTATTCTCCAGTAATAACTTTATTGACTTCTGCACTCATATGTTTAACAATCGTACGGCCAGTAAGAGTGGTAGACTGACCAATACGCTTATCGAAAAATCTGCAACCAGGGTTAAGAATAGCACCATATAATGAGTTCAAGTTAATTTTCTTTACGAGCTGACGTTTGTCCCAATACTCGATTTCTGCTTTGTTTCCTGCTTCTTTTGCTTTCTTAAGCATCTTCTGCAACTCTTTACGCTCACTATACCAACGCTTTAGAATACCAGGAATAACGCCTTCAAACTGTTGTGTAAAGATTGTACCGTTGGAACTAAGCATCCACGGTTGATTACTATCAAAGATTAATTTATAAATTTCAGCGCCTGAAAGTATATCTGACCTTCCATCTTCCCAGTCAATTGTTAGAGAAATATCTCTACGTTTTTCCATAACTGCTTCATATTCTTCTGTAGAGAAACGTCCTTCCCAGCTACCAGCAAAACTCTTCTTTTTAAGATTTATATCTTCTTGTACACGATCATCACTAATTTCCAAGCGAATTTGTCCTACAATAGTTTCTGGCGCCATGTTTAGCGCACGGATCACTGAAGGATACAGTGAGTTCAAGTCCATTGAACCAATCCACTTATGCAAGCCCTTTTTAGGGAACGCAACATATGCGCCTGCTGCTTGTGTATTTTCTTCGTTGTCTCTGTTTTTACGATTAGGAACTTGCAAGCCTCTGTGGTGAGCTTCGTTAATAATACCTTGCTCAGTAACAGCAACAGCACCCATAGTAGTTTGGATAAGCACAGTGTTTTCATGAGCAATAGTATTACTCAGATCAATGAAGCGTAGTTTCTTATCTAGTTTGTCAAGTAGCGCAGTATCCTGAATGTTATATTCAATAAACTTTTTAAAGTCATTGTTATAAAGTTGATCTAACGTACCTTCGTATGCTGTTTTGTTTTCGCCTACTTCAATCTCACCGATTGCGTCCAGTCGATAGCTATGACGTTCTTCATAGGTATACTTACGATACAAGTTCAAACTGTCTAAGTGTACACGACCTACTAAGTCATACGTCTCACTCATCTTGCCATACTTTTCATACTCACGCTTCTTAGGCAACTGTCCCCACAAGCAGAAACGTCTTGTATCATCTTTACTCAGTACACGAGCTACACGGTTTACAGTATACGGAATATCGTATCCTTCACTGTTCCAACCACTCAAAATGTCTGCATCTTCGATAAGTGTCAAGAACGTGTCTAGCATGTCCTTTTCTTTTTCAAACAGCATTACATTAGGAATGTCTTTAAGCAACTCTGTTGCTGCTTCCATAGTAAGTGTCTTAGGCGGAACAGCAAGACATACCATTGTTTCTAGCCACTGCAAATAAACGGAGACAGACGTAATGCCCATAAACGGATCACTAGGATCCGCGAAGCCACGCTCCGGGTCAAAGTCTGTCTCAATATCGAAAAATGCAATGTTTAGTTTAGGTGCATCTTGATTAAGATAGTTTTCGCTAAGTGTTTGAAAGATTGGATTAATATCACTTTCAAACAGCGTCTTGTCTCTGTTAATTGCAATCTCTTTGCGGAAGTCTTTAGTGTTCTTGCACACAATACGACTTAAAGGATCGCCGTACACACTCTTGTACTTGCCCTTAGGGTCTTTATAATAAAATGTATATTTTACTGGATATTCGCGGAATGTTCTAACTCCGTCTTTGCGTTCAACTACTTTGATCAGATCATGATCACGGTCAAACAATGCGTCTACGTAACTCAATTAAATGCCTCCTGTTGCTTGTGGCCAACTAACCTTTAAACCTGTTCTTAAAGTGAACGACTCTTATAATATTAAGCCTACAATGTATATAGCTGTCAAGCCTATATTAAACCATAGGAGTGAATTCTCTTTCCATAAATACCCGACTAGAATCCATAGCGCATTACCTATAATAAAAAAGTAATGATGCAGATACAGTTCAGGAACAAAGCTAGCGAGGCAAGCTGCAATCAAAACAATTACAGTGCTTACCCAAGCTAACCATTGATAGGGTTTTACCACCATGCGGCTGCAACTCCAAACCCAAATACGTTAACACATGCAAAGTAACTTGTTAACAGTAAAGGCCATGGTATGCCTCTACGGTAATACGCATACGCACCTGTTAACGATCCAATAAAGAACCCTGGATAAACTAGCATCATATCAGGATTATCAGCAGTAAATGCTAAGGTTAAACTTGCGGCTACTGTTGTAACAAAACTCGCAAGCTCATAGTAAAAAGCAGTTTTGTCGCTGGTATAACTGTTTATCCAAAAGTCTTTTATTTTATCCATTACTTGTCTACGCCGACTGTTGCAACAAGAGTTTCGAGATCTTCGAAATAGTCTGCATGCTTTTCCCAGTCACGCTTTTGTGCAACTTTAATTGCTTTGTTAATTAGTGCAGGCTTAATGTCTAGTTCTTCTGCGACAGCCTTAACTGTATCTTTAAGGCCTTCTTGTAGATCTTCAATTTCTTGCAATACAGTTACGCCTTCTTTAACTAGACGCTCAAGTTTTGCTTTTTCTTCTGCACCGTAGGTACGATCACTCATAGTTTGCTCCTTGTTGAGTTGTAATGTTAAGTTAATTATATGACATATTTAGACAAATGTCAAGCGTTTATTTTATAAAAGCGCCGATTCTGCTATGTACGTCCGGATAATCACGATATGTGTATCCTTCGGGAGGAGTAGTATCCTGCCCTTCCCAAACTGGGATAAAGTGCTGTGTATTTTCGTCGAAATCTTCATTGCGTCTAAGATGCACTTCGATCAAGTTTCCGCCGATAAATTCACAATTGATCCATTTGTGTGGATATGATATAGCATGTAGCATTTTAGGAAAAGGTATGATGTCATCTGTTCGAATCCATTCGTCCCATTGAGTAAAGGTATCTTCGCTCTTATGTCCTTCAACACATAGACGCTGTTCACCATAGTGATAGTCTACGCTAAGATGTCTGCCTTCAAACCACTCGCACCAGAAGTAACCATAGGGCAAATCACAAGTGTCCTTTTCGAGCCACATCTTCTTTGCGCCTAATCCTAGACCTAGCATATTAACACAGGGACGTACAATATAAAAGCCCGGATGCGGAACATCAAGTCCGACCGGGCCACAGTTATATCCTAATTTTCTACTTACGATCAGTTTGTCCATTACCCAGATCAAGTCTGGATCAATAGTCTTCCAGACATGATCTTCAGCAGTATCTTGCATTTACTTCAAATTATTAAGTTTGCGATAAAGCATTTCTTTAATTGATTCAGTAGCATAATCTTTCTTATGCTTTTCTTTGCCTATCTTAGCGTCACGCTTCTTGTCTTTGTGTGCGCCCATTGCTCCACTCTTACGCAGATCATTCATGTATTGTGAGCTAGGGTCACGTGGTTTAGGCATTTGTTTTTTCTCTTGTGCTTCCTGAGGTTGATCAATTGATGGATCAAACTCTTTCATAAGTTCATCGAATTTAGCTTTACCTTTAGCATTAATACGTATTGCTTCTAGTGCAGTAGCATACGGTACTAAGAATGCATTTAGTTTAGGTGATAATCCCACTGCTTCTTTTGTTTTGGGAGTATTTTTAGAAACAACAACATCGCCCTTTGGTTTCTTTTCCTTACTAGGCGATTTACCATCTAAGCCTAATACACTTTTAATTGCTCTTTCGGCACTATCAGGAGCAAGAACACCACTAGTAGCAGAATCAACTCCTGCTCTAAAAGCATCCATTGGTCCTTCAGTTAACATTGGCTTAACGCCAGCAAGTGCTGCAAAGTCTGCAATGCTATAATTGCCTTCAACTGGCATACTGCCTTGTGGAACTTCTACACTTTCTACAACATAGTCTTTAGTAGGAGCAACATCACTAGATGCACTACCTGCTGCTTCTCTTAGTTTACGTAAATCTTCTGCAGGATCACTTGGATCTAATGCAAATAATGTTTGTTGTAGTTTGTGAAAATCCATGCTTATCCCTTTTTAACTGCCTTAGCAATCTTATGAGCTTTTTTAATTGTTGACTTTTCTAACGGTGGTTCGTCACCTGTAGATTTCATAGCTTGTGCCATACCAACTGCATATGGATTTTTAGCTTTCTTCTCTTCTAGTCTTGCGCGAAGTGATTCTTTGTATTCCATTGCTTTTTTGTTTTTCTTAGCACGTGAACCGCGTTCTGGAAGTGCTCTCTTACCTTCCACAGCCATTTCCATCTCAGGCATATTAGCTTCTGATTCTTGATAGTCTAAGTGATGATACACACTACCGATATCAGCAGCAGCTTTAGTAATCTTAGACTGTACCCAGCCTTCTAGTCCTTCAGCTTCACTAATGCCTTTTAGCATGTCGTGTAATTTAATAGAATATTTTGCTAATTTGTATAGTTCAGCACGAGCCATTTGAACTTCGTGGTCACGTTCAGCAGCATGTGCTAATTCGCCTAAACCTTCTTTAACTTGTTTGGTCATTTATTTCTCCGAGATAACTTATAATATATTTATCGTTTGATGGCCTTGCCACCCATTAAATTCTTATTAACGTCCTGTGCATTTTTTGCAGTACCGTCAGCATTTTTAAGTTGAGGAGCAACTGGTATACCGTTTTTATCACGCTTAATCTTTTGCTTTGCTGCATTTGGATTAGCAACTGATGCTAGATCACCGGCACTAGTTACGCCTGCGGCTGCATCTTCTGTTACAATATCTGACATTTTCATTTCTTTTTCCCCGATTTCATATTTGCACACCAGTGATACATTTTAGCCTTTTCGCCACTTGCATTTTTAGCACGTTTGCGTAGTGCTGTTACACTACCATTACAACTAGCACCTGACTTTTTTACTCTACCAGGTCTGCTTTTGCCTTTTACTTTACCGTCAGCAAAGTTTTCTTCTACATCAGTATCTTCAGCAAGTCCTAAGTTAAACAACACATTAGTTGACTTGCCTTTTACACGTTTGCTTAGTGTAGGTGGCACACCATCCTTGTCTACTGTATTACCAAACTTAGCTGCTTGAGTCTTAATTTCGTTAGGACCTACGTCAACTGTAGTGTTAACGCCTTTTACAATTCTGCCATCTTCAAAAATTTCACGCAATCTCATTTTTTACGCCCCCTAAATCCTTGTGGCATGTTCGTTTGCCCATGCATCTTAGGGAGTCCAAACCAAAGTTCAAACCATTCTTTATCACCGGGGCGAATGTTTAGTTCACGTTCTTTTTTACGATTACTGTTAGCAGCATCACTAATATTTTCTAAAGTGTATTCAGTATACCCTTTAAATTCATTAACTCCTGCAAGTTTCTTTAATCGCTCTAAGTCGTCCATTGTTAGCCCTTGTGCTTAAAGTATTGTACTTCACGTTCGTGTTTTTCTGCACCGGCTCTTGTATCAAACGTACCTAGGTTTTTCTTACCGTCTTTGGAATATAAACGATATCCGCCTTTTACTTTGCGAATAGTTTCTTCAATATCACCTTCCGCCACTTTACCTGATTTAAATGCATTAGCGTCACCTTTAGCAGCCATTGCTCTACGCTTTTTTATTTTATCTTGTACACTATCTTCTTCAGGCGGACGTCTTTTTGTAATTGTTACAGTCTTAGGACGTTTAGTAGCAAATCCTAGTATTTCTTCAATACTTTCATCTGCTTCAAAATCATCTGCTGTTAAGTTTACAGCATACTTGATATGTTTAGTATTGTTCTTTAATACAGACTTTAGATTGTCCATACCTTTATCGGTAAATGTCTGTGCAGCATGATCCCACATACCAGGAATATCACTTAAATTGCTGACAACATTTTGAATAGCACCTTTGGTCTTAGCATCGATGCCAAACATTCCTTCCGCTACACTTGGTTCTTCAACTTCACCGTTCATTTTGTCTAAAAGCTCTTGGGCCTTTTCAACACTTATTAAATAGCGACCAACACGGTTTGGATCAGCAGCTTTTTCTAGATACTCTTTGCTATATCCTTTTGCTGCTTGTGTTTTAAAGTCTGATTTAGAATCGCTTGGTTCTGCTTGTTGTACTACATTAGGCTTACCCGTTAAGCGATTAATTCCTGGATCTTGATCCGGACTAACACGAGCATTTGCTGCGCCAGATCCTAGTGCCATTGCTCCAGCAAGCCCCGCCGCTGCAAGTTTATCTTTCCATCCTTCCTCAACAGCACCTAATGCCTTGTTAAGTAGCTGGACCGCTGCTTCTGCACCGTTACCATACATTAATTTAGCAGCTTTGAGTTTATCTTCGTCACTCATATTAGGCCAGGTTGAGCGTAATTCACTTGCGCTCTTAATTTGCATACCGCTAAAATCAAAGTCAATAGTAGGACCATAAGCCATGTAACCTGCTACGTTTGACGGTTCTAGATCTTTACCTGTGTATGTTCTCAGGTATCCTGGTTCGCCATTCTTTTTAATTTGATCAGGCAAAGGTTGTTCATTTTTATCTTTTTGACTGCGTACAAATACAAGTGCGGTATTATCGTCTACAATGTCTTTGTAGCTCATTGCGTTAAAAGGTGATTTAACTTGGATAAAATTATTCTCAGGAACACCAGCCATAGCAGCAAGTTTCTTTTTTACTTCAAAGGGAAAAGGACGAGTAGCAGTATCATTAGTAGCAGCAACATATACATTATCTTTGCCAAATGTTTTTACTGCCCAATCGTATAAACTTTTATGACCAGGATGAAACGGATGAAACCCACCAGGCATAACTGCTACAATTTGTTTAGCCTGTGCTTCGAATAATTCTCTTAACAGCATTAATATTGCCCGTCCTTGATCATCTTCATTTCTTCGCCAAATACTTTATTGATCAATAGACCTTTATCTTCGTCTTTGAATATGTTTTTCATACTGCCTAACTTAAACTTGTTACAATATGATTCCATTGCACGACTGCATACCTCACCTAAACATTCATTAGCATCACAACTTTTGCCAGCAGCATGACGATCTTTCATTTTCATGATAGCAGGAAATAACTGCTTACGATAGAACATAGGATCGTTGCGCATATAAACAGCAACATCGTCTACTACATCAAATGGTAAGCTATCATCTATCGGTTGTGTAAATTCATCTATTCTCATTTTAGTTCCTTACCACTTACGGCACGACCAGTAACGTGCTTTAGTACGTGGCCCTGGATTATCACAGTTATGTCTTGCACGGAAACTTCTTCTACGTGCTGGATTAGACTTTTTAATCTTCATGTCAGGATCACCAAAGTTAACTTTCTTTGTGTTACCTGTTGACGGATCTTTAACATACACTTTAAATTTTTTAACATCGCCGCGCATAGGTTTACCTAATGGTACCTTGCGTCCTTGATATTCTGCTTCATCAATTTCGTCATCTTCGTTGAACCACATGACACCGTATTCTTCAAAGAAGTCGTCCCCTTCATATGTTTCTTCAGTAATGTCTGTATCTAGACTAGACGAAATCTCAATATCAAAATCATCAAGACCTTGTTCAAACATATAAGCACTTAGGCGTTCAGCATAGCCATCTGCTTCTTCTTCTGATAATTCTCTAGATAGTGGAATCTGGAACACTTGTGCCCCTTGCTCTGTTTCAAGCAGTTCGTTACCTGGAAAGATAGACTCGTCCAAACTTTCGTTTAGACCTTCTTGCTTTTCAAATATTACTCTTACAAAATGTTCCATTACTAATCTCTATTTTTTAATGATTTAATATTATTGAATTAACAGTTCCGTCGGTGTATACAATTGCTGCTCTAATCCAAACATAATTGCCTGTAAAATTTGTAATGACACTAGTACTTGTACCAACATCATTTAATACTGGATAATCTTGATCATAAACTGTAAACCAGTCATCCTCTGTCGGATTAACAGCAAGTGTAGCGTCGATAAAGACAGTACCAATAAAACCTGTTAATGTATATTGCACGGTATGGAAACCGTCACTACGTCCGTAGTAACCGTCACCTTTAAACGCTTCTCCGGTGACAGTCTCAATAGTACTATCTCCAGGATGTGTTTGACTTGATAAAATTATTTCACTGTTTGCCATATAACTATTTATCAATATTTCCGCTGTACACTAATTTGTCAATTCGCCGAATATTATTTCCTACTAATAACATTATTAGTGATAATAATTTTTCATCTCTTAAATAAAAATAATATCCAGAACACCAACCGTTTTTACTAATACAATCTAATGCTACAGGACCAATTTTACTCTTATCTGTATTAACTCTTAACCAAATAGCAAAGTCACTATTAACCTTTTGACTACCTAGTGTAACTTTAATAGGGTAATCTGTCGGATTATCGACTACTATAATATTATTATTGCTCAATAGCAACGATAAAGAATCTTTATTAGGCTCCCAAAATTCTATTCCTGGACTGCGCACCTTGTCTATAATTTTAATTAACAAATCACGATCGTTAGAATATATAGTTAAACCTGACCACGGCGATACTCTTATTTTGTAATCGCTATGTGATTTTAAAATAGTATAAATGTCTTTTGCATCAAGGTAGTCGTCAAGAGTTACTTCTCTTGAAGTCCTGTATATTGACTGCATTAACGGAGCACCTTTTCTAAATTGCTCCGTTAATGCATCAATCTTTTCTCTTGCATGCCCTAACATGTTATCTTTTTGGAATTCACTCCTAAAGATAACATTTAGAGAATTACGAACAACTAACTTATATAAGTACTTTCCATAATGAAGTTTGCAAGTTTCAAACAGTTTCGGTGACTTCATTCTTAACACAATCTAATTTAATATCACCGTCACGGAAATCAATATTAACAACGCCGCCGGTTTTCAGCTCACCAAACAAAATTTGCCGACTCAGCGGACGCTTAATTTCCTTATCAATAACACGTTGTAATGGACGGGCACCCATCTTAGGATCAAAACCTTTGTCAACAAGATAGTCAAGTGCTTCATTGCTAATAGTAATGTCAATGTCTTTTTCTCTAACCATATCTTTAAGTTCAACAAGGAACTTGCCAACAATTTTCATCATTACTTCTTTGCTTAGTTTAGCAAACGTAATTACACCATCTAAACGATTGCGAAACTCTGGAGCAAAGAACTTCTTAAGAGCAGTATCTTCATATACATGGTCTTCTTCTTGCCCAAAGCCAATTGTATTTTTTTCTGCATCCTTAGCACCTAGGTTAGTTGTAAGAATCAATGTACAATTACGTGCATCTGCTTCTTTACCGTTGGACCCAGTTACCTTACCATTATCCATTAGTTGCAAAAGAATCTGAGAAACATCAGGATGGGCTTTTTCAATTTCGTCAAGTAGCAATACACAGTTAGGATTTTCTTGCAGTTTAACGATTAGTTGTCCTGCATTATCATCTGATCCAATGTAACCTGGAGGCGATCCAATTAGTTTACTTACACTGTGACGTTCTTGGAATTCACTCATATCAAATCGTACAAGTTTAGTACCTAGTTGCTGTGCAAGTGCTTTAGCAGTTTCAGTTTTACCTGTACCAGTTGGACCCATAAACACAAACGCACCTACTGGTTTGTCATCTGCTTTAAGTCCGGCCTGGCTAACAAGAATTTTATCTACAATTTGTTCAATTGCTGTATCTTGTCCGTAGACAACTTTCTTTAGATTAGCTTCTAGATTAGCAAGATTTTCACTTTCACGCTGTGATACTTGCTCAGTAGGCAAGTCTAACATTTTAGCAAGTTCAAATTGAATTTCTGCTTCTGTGATAACTTTATCACCCTCGTGTTCGTCATTTAACTTAAAGCGAGCGCATGCAACATCAATCAAGTCAATTGCTTTATCTGGCAATTTCTTATCTGATTGATATTTAACACTAAGTTTTACGGCTGCGTCAATTGCTTCTGTAGTAATAACAGTATTGTGATAGTCTTCGTAATATTTCTTAATACCTTCAAGAATTTCTTTAGTAGTTTCTCTTGATGGCTCGTTAACTGTTACACGTTGGAATCGACGCATCAATGCACGATCCTTTTCAAAGTATTTGCGATATTCTTCCCAAGTGGTTGACGCAACAACTTTTAGATCGCCTTTAGTAAGTGCAGGCTTGAGCATATTAGCAAGATCATTTGACCCACCACTTCCACCTGCTCCGGCACCACTCATCATGTGTGCTTCGTCAATAAACATAATAGTTTTGCCTTGCTTTTGCAATGCTTGCAATACAAGTTTAAAGCGTTCTTCGAAGTCACCGCGGTACTTAGACCCAGCAAGCATAGCACCGATATCTAGGTTGTATACTTTGTATTCTTCAAGAAACTTAGGTACATTGCCATTTACAATGTTGTATGCAAGACCTTCTGCAATAGCAGTTTTACCTACACCTGGATCGCCAACTAGCAATACGTTATTTTTACTACGGCGGCCTAATGCAAGTGCAAGACTTTCGAGTTCTTCGGAACGACCAATGATAGGATCAATTCTTTTCTTTGCAACTTGATCATTCAAATCAGTTGTAAACGAACGCAATGCACGCCTAGCTTCGCTAGACATTTCTTCTTCTTCCATCTCTTCGTCGTGTTGTTCACTGTTTACAAATTCAGAAAACTTAATTTTCTCAATACCACCTTTTTCGAGATAATATAATGCAATACTTTTCTTTTCACCTAGCATACTAATTACAACATCAGATAGATCAATATGTTGTCGACCTGCAAATAGCGTCTGAGTGAACGCACGATTTAAACAGCGCTCTACTGCCTGTGTTTTCTTAGGCTTGTATTTTGTTTCTTCTGTTTTAATATCATCACATTGAGTTTTAAGATGGTGCTCGAGATTTGCTTTAATGTAATCAATATCTGCGCCATACAACTTAGCAAGATTACAAAAGTTTTCTTCACAAAAAACTGCATACAATAGATGTTCTAGTGTAACATATTCGTGCTGAAGCTTCTTAGCATCATTGACAGCTTTGTCAAAAACAAGTTGCAGTTCTTTTGATGGTTCAACCATTTTTATTTCCTTATTGTGCTTTATTAATTTCGTTCTTTAACTGTTCTATTTTATTTAACAAAACAGCATCATTAATTTTAGGTACTATGGCTTCTATACCGACGTATAGATTTCCAATACGACCTGTATTAATATCAGGTACTCCGTATCCTGATATATTAAAAACTGTGCCTGGTTTAGTGCCTTTTGGTATTTTTAATTCTAAGCTACGATTATCTAGCGTCTCTATAATTATAACACAACCTAGTACAAAGTCAAATAAATTTATTGATTTTTTAGTAATTAAGTTATTGTTATCTATGTCCCAATTTTTAGTTTTGCCAATACGCACCTTAATATGTAGGTCGCCCCTTGGAAATCTGCGGTCTGCATCATCACCGAGCCCTTGGTATCGAATAGTGTCGCCGTGTCTTGCTCCTTTGGGAATATCTACAGTGACTGTCTCTAATTGTCCTTTAGACAATTGATATTGTACAATCAGAGACTTACCGGTAATTACATCTTTAAGTTCGATGTTAGCAGCTAATGTAATGTCTCTATTTCTAGGAGTTCTTTGAGAAAAATGAGAGTTAAACATATCTGCAAACGGGTTACCGCCTTGGAAATTGCTTGAATTAAAATTAAATCCTTTCGGTTGAGGATTGTCGTATGCGTTCTTTTTGTCCGAGTTGCTCAATACATCATACGCTGAATTTATTTGAGCAAATTTATTATGATCACCGCCTCGGTCGGGGTGATGCTGCATCGCAAGTTTGCGATATGCTTTTTTTATTTCTTCTGGAGTGGCATTCCTATTAACGCCTAAGATAGAATAATAGTCCATACAACTACTTATCGTATGGACTATTATATGTTACTAGTAGTGATTACTTGTTTGTAACTGCTTCTTTAGCGTAGAACGCTGCAACGATTGCTGCCACAGAAACAAAGTATGTAGGAGCCATATCGCCAAGTGTACCACTAGC